TCAACCTTCTGCCTGTCTTCTCATTGTATTATTTCTTAACTCTTTTAAGCTGAGTATAGAATCAACAGTTTCTTTTCCTAATCTCTCCTCCATATCAGCTAAAGAAAAATTTCCAATAATATCATTTTCTATATAATCAATATGATATATTTTTTCTTCTTCATTAAAACAATTTTCGGGAGCTAATAATAGCTTGAAATATAGAAATATTCTTTCTCTATTTTCACTTAGATTCACCACTTTATTACATACACATTCATAATTCCCTTTAACAGATTCTAAAAAATGATTTTCTCCACATTCACATGTAAAATATGCTAAAGCCTTAAATAGCCTGCATTCAGTTCCTATTACAAATGTCATCATAGCTGTATTTTGATCGACATTCATTAACAGGGCAAATTTAGAAGGGCTTAATCTTTCGCGTTCTATTAATGTTACTTTTTCTTTAATAAAAACATCAAGTTTATTTATAACTAAATCATCAATTAAAAAACTAGGGCTTTTTTTATTCTCCTTTATACAAAGCAATTTTTCGCAATACATAATCATTTATCTCCTTATTAAAAAAGTTAGGTAATATGATAATCTTAAATCGTTCTTGAACATCTGCTATAAATGTTGTTCCCAAATGTTTAGCACCATCACAATCTATCCAATAAATAGTTATAACCTTAATTTGCTCTGAAGCATCTAAACGTGCTTTCACATCATAAAATATACTCGTATCTAATAAGGATTCATTAGGTACTGAAGATTTTGCTCTTGCTTCACCTATTGTATCGTCTGTGAATTTCACATATCTCGGATATCCATCGACATTAAATCTGCTTTTAAGTTCATCATTGGATAGTTTTCCAACTTCATTCTGCATGTATAAGCGATAGAAATTATTTAAAACGGAATTTACTACTATTTCCTTGTCTTTCGCAGTAAAGTTTTTCTCCGAAATTGTTTCCATCCATCCGGTAACATTCGATTCTACTGAATCCTTTATTTTACTATCAACCTCTGTTATAACAGGATTTAGTACTTTATCCGTTAAATCTGTTGCCATATTTCTTATTATTCTTTGAGTTGTCCTTGTACTTAGCGGAATGGATAAATTAAATGCATCTTTTACTGTCTGTTTAATTCGATCATGAATTTTATCTAAAGAAAAATCTTCGACCATTTCATCTTTCCAATTTCTCAATTTGATAACTAATAAGTTTAATTCTATATTAATTTCTATAGAGATATAATTATTACAATCTTTATTCTTATTTATTATAGATTCCCCGATTACTAATCTAATACTGGAAATATCATTATTATTAGTTAAAATATCTGCATAGACAAGTTTTGAAGTACCTCTTTCTATAGTTCCTGTTGTATCATTTATATATGGGAAGTCTTGAATATTCCTAGAGCCTTCCGCTCTTAATCTTTTTATACTTTCTATAATTTTATCTTTATTATTTAAAAAAGATACATCATACAAAAATGATATGTACATATTTCTTTGTCTACCATAGTTTATTTCATCAATTATGAATTTTAATACTTCTTCATAACTGATTTTTTCCTCTGAAATACATCGATCTAAAAATCTGCTATAAACAAGGTCATCGTTAAAATCCAAATTATACTCTTCTACCAATTCCTGAAAAGAATCCCCTAATTGATCTTCCAAAAAATTTTTCACAGCATAATTATATAACGAACGATGTAAATTTGGACTAATATGTAATGTGGTATTTTCACTCATCTTCTTTTCTCCTGCCTTATAAAATATACTTAACTTTTGTTAAATCTAACTTCACTTTTCATCCAATAATAAACTATTAAACAAAAAATATGTAATAACATTTTGACTCAATTAGATTCTACTTGAAAGAAGTACCGAAGAATCCAAGAGAGAAAATTCTGCTGATGCTAACTTTTTAAGGCAAAATAAAAACACCCCGAAGGATGTTTGATATTATCTATTGTTTTTCATACAACATTTCTAAAGATTCTAAATACCTTTCGTATTTGTTTTTTTCGTCTTCAACGCTTTCTTCCAGATGTTGCGAAATAGTATGTGTACTTTCCATTAATAATTCACTAACCATAAGAACATCGTTTTTTGTAATCCTTAGCATTTCCTTTATAAAGGTATTTGAATAAGTAGTAGGTGTTATTTTACGAGAAATTATTTTCATTGTTATATCTTTGGTTTTAGTGGATAAATAATTTTCGTTATAATTGAATAATTTGTTTTTTCTTTTAGGAATTTCAAACGTCTCTTTATATTCAATAAACAAATCCGAGAGATGACTGCATATAGTAACTGTTTTAAAATTATCGAATTGCAGATAAAATCTATTGCCGCTTGGTTGAAAATGCTCCAATTTCAACTCTGCTAAAAATTTTCTACTTAGACCAGTGTATAAATTAAATCCGATTAAAAGTCTATCTTCTATTTTTTGATTCTTATCACTACAAAAATGTTTAATTTTAATTATTTCTTCTAAGTTTAGATACTCCTTATTTTTTCCACTTGTCTTCGGAATCTTGATGTTCTTCATCACATCGCTAGTGTAATCCTTAGAATAAGTAAAATCAAAAAATGATTTTAATGGATAATAATAATTTATATGATTACTCTCTATCCTTTTTAGGAATTCACTTACATCTCGTGAATGAACAAACATTATATTTCTATGGTTCTTATCTACAGACTCATAAAAGAATTTTAAAAATTTCTCAACTGGTGGATTATAATACTGCGGATTATCTTTTCCCTTTTCATTGTAATACTCTTGTAAAACACTATTAAACGGTTTTAAAAAATCTTTTATATCTGACATACAAACTCCTCCTCAATAATCATTTTAAATAATTTATCAAAATTATTCAATTTATCACCCTATATTAATTAAAATGTATTATTAAGCATATTTATCATCGTATATGAAGCTTTGAAATATGATAATCTATTCAATGTATTATAAAAACCCCCATCCTCTCTCAGGATGAAGGCTCGTCTACTGCGGTAAAATATTAACTGTCGATAGCTCTCTTTATGATTAAAAATAGAGATTAATATTTAGACATATACTTAAGGTATGTGGTAAACTGCTGTTTGTGCATTATTGGGCATGAATCAATTCGGCTGTAGCGTCTGCAAACGCTGCGGCTTTTTCTTTTCTTTCAAAGCTGCCACCAATCACCTTGCCAATAATCTTCACCTGATGTTCACGCACTACTTGAATACGTTCACCTAGCAACATAATTTGATTCCCGAAGCGAGTGAAAGGACTAATAAAACACTCCCCTGCCACTTCAAATACCGCTAAATCCTTCCCATTACTTCGAGGCTGTTCAACTGTTGAGACTAGCACCTCGTCGCCTTCTAAAAGCCCTAGAAACTCGTTGTCATTACTTACTTCTAATAAGAATGTCTTCGTCATTTTCAATTTTATCCTTATTTTCCAACTCTTCTGCTTTTTGTCTTACCAACTCAGTAATTTCGACTAAACCTTTCCCTTTGTAGTCTATGTCAAAAAGACTTGCAACATATTTAGCCATAAATACCAGAGCACTGTCCTCTTCGAACATACAGCGTTTATAGGCCTCTAATGATATAATAGCTTCACGTTCACTCTTAACTTTTTCTTTCCATTCATGTAGAACAATACCTTCTACTTTGTGTATAAGTTTCAAAGATAAAATACCTGCTGTGTTATCGCTACAAATCAAAAATCTATCGCTATATATTTTACTTTTCATGCCTCTCACCGACCTCAGTATTTATTTTTTAAAGCAGCTTTTCTTAACTTCAAAATTACTAAAGTTAAAATCTATCATTTTCAACATTATGACCAATAAACTAAAAATCTATTACAAGAGTATGGAATTTTCTCTTATAATAGTTCTAAACCTTATAGGTAACTGCTTTCTGCGTTTAATAACTTAATTTAACCTTACAGCATGCAAGGAGCTATTTGCTGGTGCTCCTGATCTGTTAATCGCTCATGCATTCACCCTCTATAAGTTGCTACTGCATTTAAAAGTAATTGTTTGTTATGGTCCGACATGGCACACCATTCTTTAGCTGTTACTTTCATTTGGATGCCCTCCTTTTAATTAGAAAAAACTTCGTCCCCCACAATTTAATTATTGATCTGTTGTGTGAGCAACTTCATATAACCTTTTAGCATGGATCGAACTATTTGCTGGCTTTCTAACTCCGATAGTAGGACCATATTTTCACCTATCTTGCGACAGCATGTCGGCTATTTCTAGTCCATTCACCGACTGTTTATATCCCTTCAATATCACAAATTAACTTTACAAGGTTATACTATCACCACGCAAGGATATTGTAAAGTTAAAAAATAATCTTACAAGGTTATTTTTTAAACATAATCTATTCAAATAGACCTCAAAAGGTGATATAATGCTTATAGAGAGGTGATAGTTTGCGTATTGAAATGAAATTGCGTATGTTAATGGCAGAGCAGCGTATTGATGGTGTCGGTGATTTAATGCAACGTTCTGGATTAAGCAGAAATGCTATTAATCGCTTGTACAAAGGTACAGAGGAAGAAATAAAAACTACTAATTTAAAAACTCTAATTACTTTGTGTGATGTTTTTGATTGTAAGCTTTCAGACTTAATTGAATATACACCAGAAAAAAATTAACACAAAAAGCATCTACTCTCCTGGAGCGGATGCTTTTTGTATTAAACGGGTCATGAAATTATTAAACCTCATTCGGAGCCATTAACGATTTCGAAATTTTCTAAGCGGCGAAACATGTTGTAATCTACAAATTAATTGAATTATTTTTTATCCACTCAAAAACCTCATCTCGTGGATATCTCGCTTTAATATATGGGAATTTCGGAAAGCCGGATATATGTTTAAATTGATGTACTACTGTATCACTACACTGAAATATTTCCTTCAAATCCGAATTGGTTAACATGGGTGGCCACTTATGCTGTTGCTTTCCATATTCTACACCTTGTAAAAACGCCTCTTCCGCTACCTGCTCAATTTTTAATCTAATCAATTCTAGTTCAAGTTCAGCTATTTTAAGTTCAATATTAACCTGGTTTGTTTCGCTTTTTTTAGCCACAACTATACCTCCAATATTATTTGATTTATCAAATATTTTACAAGAAACACCACATCAATACTTGTTGTTTCGCCACGTAGGATTGCCGTAAGAGTTCCCAAAATTTCTTGCTGATCTGCTACCCTCTTGGATTTAATTTCTTCCATGCGATCACCTATATGCTTTTTTACTCCAACATTTTCCAACAATTTGTAACTCTGTGCATTGGCGTAATTTTTACTGTAACCAGCTTTAATCGCTGTATCTACAGCATTTCCCAAATCAATGTAGTAGTCAGCAAATGCTTGTTGTTTTGGTGTCAATTTCTTTACTTTCCAAATGGCATCCCCACATTATGCTAGTCGGTTTGTGAAATAAAAAAACGAGCCGTATGAACGACTCGCAAAAATGAATTATTTTGTCGATAAATACTTATAGATTTTTTTAATTAAATCCACTTTTTCATTAACCTCAAAATATTTATAATCCTTAATTGGATTCAAAATTAATTCTTCGTTACCAAAAGTTAGAATCAACATACCCGGTTGATACTCATCAGGATGGTCTTTTCTAAAGTATGAGCTTTTTACCTCTTTGTACTTAACAGAACTTATGTTTATACTATCACTAGTAAAATTAACCTTAATTAATGATGTTTCATCAAAAATCAATAGCAATCTACCGTTATCATACGCTTTATTGGGAATATCCTGATAATATATCAACATTTCATCCAATTCATTATGGTATAAATTTCTGAGTGTATCAATTAAAGTGTAGTATCTTACCATGTTAATGCGTTCATCTAGATAATTTTTCAACAACATGCTTTCACCTCCTCCGAACCAATCATAGCCCAGAAGATGAAATATATGTAATAACTTTTTGCACTCAAAACCACACCAAACTCTATCCTCCAACTTATGTTTGGCTGTTTGATACCAGTTCAAAGTAAAAGAAGAAACTTACATTGCTAGATGTAAGGCTCTTCTAATACGATAATATTTAATTTAATGTTTTAGCAATAGCTAAAACACTTGAAAAATGAGTACAAGAATTAAAACATTGTTTGAATTAGTGTTTTATATAATTTTTCATTAATTTCAATTAAGGATTGTTTCCCGTCAGTATACTTGATTGCAATAACATGTGTTCCTTTATTTTTAGCAGATAATCCAGCTAATAACCCCACAGGACCTAAAAGTACACCACCAACTAAGCCTCTAGTTACACCGCTCACTGCACTTTTCCTATGTTCTTCTGTAATTAACTCATAAGATTCTATTGAATTTTTATTTAAAGGAAAAGATTTTGTAAACGATGTATAAAGTAAAACTTCATTTCTTCCTAACATTAAATTTTTCCCCTGGTAATCACCAGCAATTACTTTATTTTGAGCCATTTTCATCCCTCCATATTCTTAAATATACATAATTTGGAGAGATCCGGCTATACCTCATTACAATTCTATTTCAAAGGTCTATTATCAACTTAAAAAAATAAACTCCTAACCCTTTTTTTATAAATGTAAAGAAGCGCCTAGATCATTTTTCGAACTAAATTCTTCTAAGTTAAGGTCATTACCAAATTGCTTTTTTATCCGAAACTAAACCTCGCCATTTTACTACGGTAGCCCATTGAGACTCTAGATTTTTTAAATAAACTCGGTTGATCCTCCTTCAGCTAGCATTTCGGCTGTCTCTTCTGCCTTTTCCGCAAAACGATCAATAATACCATCGATGTCCATTTCGTTATTGATATGGTTTTGACTTCTAGCATCAATTTTAATTTCGGCCGTTGTATAACGGTTGATTGCTTCACGCTCAGCAATATCACGTAGGTATTTCAAATCCTCATTCATCATCTTAACGCCATCGGCTGTTTTTTTAGTATTATCAGCCGTTTTCTTGCCTGCCTCATTGCCTTTGTCTAGTTTGTCACCCAGTCCCAGAGAATCATTAACTGACTTCATAAGTGCATCAGTATTGGCTCCTTGCCCTTTCGCTGAATCAAGTAAATTGTCACCCCAGTTGTAACCTGTATCCCAAGCTTCACCTAAAGACTTCATCTCCATTTTAGGAGCTTCCCAATAATCATCTGGCGGTTCGCCAACCCAATCACCCAAAGCACCTTTAAGGTTCTCTATATCACTAGTAATTGATTCTCGGTGTGAATATTCAGTCCTTGCTTTCAAACCAATAGTTTTACTTACACCATCTGGCAACTTATCGATAAACCAATTCCACGCCTGGATTGCTTTATTTACTGCATCTATGATGGCATTAACAAAACTAGTAGCAAAACCATCCCACCCTCTGGTCATTGAAGCAATTACATCTAACACGTTTGTAGCCAAATTGTAAAATAGGCGCCTCACTGCATAAGTCCTGCCTTGTGTGATATTAACAAAGAATTCAATGTAGGATGCCCACATATTCCACATATAGGCTATTACATTATAAATCGCTGAACCTAGTACCATGAATGCTCCTGCTATAACTCCTGTAGCGCTGATTGATGAACCTGTAAAATGATTTATTGCAGCAACTGCTAAGTAAATTATCGCCACTAAAGCTACAATAGCTATAACTATCCATATAATAGGATTGGCATATAACGCAGCATTCCACGCCCAAATAACAGCAGTCTTTAATGCTATAGCTGCTTTAACAAGGTTCACGTAAGTTAGTAAAGTCATTAACCCCCCTGCTACTCCTAAAATTACTGGTGCTATAATCGACCAATTATCATAAATAAAGCCACCTATTGTAGCAATTGCATTCATTACTATGTCTATACCTCCAGCTATTACATACAACGATTGAGTAGCACTAGCCGCGAAAGTTTTAAATCGCTCGCTATTAGCAATCTCATTTATTTTTTGTAATACAGGGCCAAAAGCACGCAAGGCTTCATTTTGGAAGTACGTCCACATTTGCGACCAAGTTACTGGCATACTGTCAAACTTTTTATTGATATCATCCGAGGCTGCAAACATTGCATTTTTAACAATGTCGGCTGTAATCATACCGTCAGCAGCTAAATCACGAATTGCTCCAAGTGGTTCCCCCATGTAATCTGCGATTGTTGAAATTAAGTTTGGTGCTTGTTCAAAGATCGAGTTAAGTTCGTCACCACGTAAAACACCGGACGCTAATGCTTGAGATAACTGGATAGTCGCATTACTCGCTTCAACAGCGCTTGCACCAGCAATACCGAATTGTTTTTGCACTAGTTCTGTGAATGCTACTACCTCACTCAAGTTACTAAACGAATCACGCGCATTGGTACCAATTCTTGAAACCATATCAGCAGTATCTTTAAATGATGAGAATGACCGTTGTGCGGCATCGTGAATAAGTTGTTGAGCAAGTTCTATGTCACTCATGTCACCAAGCCCGAAATCCACTTTAGCCAACTGATCAGGAATTACAGGCATATCCTCTACTAGTAGTTGTACACGAGCCTTAGTATTGGTAAGTTCGTCAGAAATCTCTATTACTTTTCCCAAACCCTGCAAGGATAAATATGCGCCAACTAATGCTCCTACCTTACCAAGTAAGCCATCCATTGCACCCGTGCCGTCTCGTATTCGGTTGTTAAGTTGTTCTTGTGCACTATCAGTACCTCGAATTTCTTGCTCAATCTGATTCATTGAGGTTGCTGCATTAGCTAGTTCTCTTCGCATCAGTGCTATTGACGAAGTATCAAACATAGTTCCAGAAGCGGTATGCATCGCTTCCATTTGATTGACCATCATTGAAATAGAATTGTGCATGGCTTGTACAGGTTGGCTCAATTGATCTTGAATTTGTATTGCTGTTCGGATAGTTGCCAAGAAATTCACTCCTTTCTTATACATCTTTCAATTTTTCGATACGATAATTGATTCTTTATAATTCCCTTGATTTTTTTAATCAATTTTATAGCCTCGATTTTAGTAAAACCTTTCATCATAGATGTACTTTGACAAAGTTGGCTTACACGATTTTGAACTTCCTTGAAGCTCTTCATTGTTTCTATATATTTCTGCTCATAATCGATATATATTTGGTCGTATGTGACTTTGTCAGGAGCGTTTTGTAACGCCTCTGTGTAATCGTAGTGAGTTAGTTGAAACTGTTTGGCTGTTTCTTGTACAGTGTCTAGTAAGTGTTCTATAGTTTGAAGGATATGCATACCTTATTTCTCCTTTAGTTAGATTTAAATAAAAAAAGGACAACAAACAGAAGCACTATGTGTGCCAAATTGTTTGTTGCCCTCGATTTTTTCGATAGACAATTTCTTTATTCTCTTAAGCATTATTATACCTCAAAATAGAATAGATTCCTTGCAATTTATACGAGAAATTTTATTATCCTGTGTAATAATCTCCATTGTTCCAAACTGTTGTAAAGGCTTAATTTTTGCTTTTCCGTCTGAAAATACAATCACACACGGATTCTTTAATTTTTCTTGTGGTACATACAGTGCTCCGTTTATATCTAATTTTAATAGATCCAATTATTTCACATCCTCTTTCAGTAATTTTAAAGATGAGAGGACTAATTGTAGTTATCCAGTCCTTTATAGCCCCCACTGTTCTTTTAATTTTGTTAAAAATTTCATCTTACTTCCATCATCACTACATACGTCCGGATGAAACTTCTTGGATGCCATTCTATAGATTTCATGCAACAACTTCTTTTCATCCTCTGTGTAGTTACTTTGTGAAACGGTGTAGTAACTACTATCACCACCGTTTGAATATTTGTTGTAGGTACGCTTGTAGCTTTCCTCGTAACTACGCCTTGTATATTCTTCCTGTGCATTCTTTTTAACTTTTAACTCTTCTAAGTAGTCTGGATTCCGTAGCATGCCAAATACGTCATAGCAATATTTATATTCGTCCTGTCCATATTCTTTATTAAACGCTACTTCTGCTGCCCTGTGTGCTGCAAGAACCGCTTCTTGTTCTTTCTTCACTTTATATTCTTCCGTCTGTTGGAACTCCGATTCAATTTGTTTAACTAGCGGTTCCAACTTAGCGTTGATCATCTCATGAAAGGTATCTTCATCAATGCCCATTTCATTTAGCTTCTTCTTTAATGTACGATCTATAAAATGATCGCCATACCAGGAATCTATGAAATCATAGTAGCCCATGGTACAAATAACCCATTGTTTCTTTTTCACTTTGCCATTCTCTCGGTAGCTGTGATGTATACTGATTTTATAGACATTTAATATAGGTCTTTCAAATCGCTCCTTGCTGTATGTGTAACCGTATGATGTTTTCAGCTCCTCACCAACAAAGCCAAATTTTGTTTCAGTGACAATGATTTCTTTGCGTGTGCCATACGGATCTGGCTTCTTCTTTTGTATTTTCTGAATGACACAAAACATGTACAATACTCCTTTCTATGTAGTTACTTACAAAATGTACAAAGTACCTACACAACTAATAACACGCTGCCGCCTTAGAGAAGCGTTCTTTTATCGTAAATTTATCAGTATAGTTTTGTAACGCTCTTTCAGATAATTCAACTCGGCCATACAGTTTTTCTTTCTCCCGCCTTTTTTTTATGTCTTGATCAAATGAACCATCACAATCCCAGTAATCTGAAAACAGTTCTTCATCATCCATCGCCTCTATCTGCGCATCCCATTCTGTCACTGACATTTCAGGAGGACATTCTTTTATTTGCCCACGCTCTAATACGTAGTTCAAGCACTCTTTCAGCGTTTTAAATACGTCAGGGTATAAACCAACAGGATTCACCCTCCACGCCTCGTATTGTGCCCGCTCATCATCATAGAGAAGGGAAACCGCTTCTTCCAACAAATTTACTTGTTGCTTTACTTGTTTCATGCGCTGATTTCGTTTTTCATATAGTTCTACCAAGTAAATAGCATAGTCTTCAACATGACAAGCCAATTTGTAGATGCGCCCACTGCCATAATCGAAACCTGTTATCGTCGGAGCAATACCTTCATAAGCTTCCTGTCGCTCCTCTCGATATACTTCTTCGATTTCTTCTAATTCTTGTTGTGCATGTAAATACGCCCAAAATTGACTGTCTGTTAGCATGCTATCACCCTTTCATTCGTTGTTCTCTTGCTTTTAAGCGGTCAGCCATACTTTGTTGTGTAGTGTTTGATAAATCTTCTGAACAGATCTCCTGATTGTTTAAAAGATTAAGTAGCCTTTTGTACGCTAAATCCTCTAATGCTTTTAAATTTTTAATAGCTCTTGTGGGTTCGGTATTTACGTAATCAAAGAAAATCATGGCTGTACGTTCTCTTGGCACATTATCGGCCCTATGAGCTAGAATAAGCTCATCTTTAGATTTCAGATCACTACTGCAACTTTCGAGAATATCTTGAGCCTTTTCAATAACCTCAATAGCAGCGGATATTTTATAACGCTTTACCTCCCCCTCTGGGATTGTTTTTGCTTCTCTTAGTGATTCATAAGCAGCTGGTATTTGTTTTTTGAAGAAGCGTTTTAGTTCATCTAAAGTCAATATTTCCACCGCCTTTTAGGTGCTATTTAACTTTCACTCTTTTAAATGGCATTCCTAACAATTCTTTAGCTTGTTCTCCTTTTTCACCAAGAATAATGAAGCTGTCTCCGTTATTAATCCATTCACCTTCATAGAAGCGGATAGAAACGCCTTTGTGAAAGGCATGCAAAATAAGTTCATCACCAACTATTTCTTGAGCAAATAACAATTTAGAATACATTCCGTGCTTTTTTGCATTCTCATTGCCATATTTTGAATGACGGTTTCCTTTGTTACCTACTGCCACTGTATTACCTCTTACAAAGCGCCCTCGTTCGTCTCTTTGGCGTTGCATAGTATCACCTCATTCACGGTGTTCGTTCGGGAAAAAATCTGAGTAAAACAAAGTCACATCTTTACACAGAAAACGTTATCAAAAGCTATCATTTATAAAATGGAACCTTAGCATTTCTTAGCATCCTTAATACGAAAAAATGTTAGCAAAAGTTAGCATGGTTGCATTCTAGGTGCACATATTAACAAGTTTACTGCCTGTTATTGCACATACTTTTCATACACTTTCTTACTGACTGACAAATCAAGTCGGAATTTCTCTTTTGCGATCATTAAATCAACTGTATCGGCTAAGATTGGCTCTCGTTCAATCAACATCTCAGGTGTCATCTGATTTTTCTTTAGAGATTTCACATGTCCATGACGACTAGAAACTGCTTTGTTAGCAATTGAGTTTGCTTTTATAAAGCTCACCGTTGTTGGTTCTAGCAATGATTGTTGCAACTTAGCCATTGTTTCCTTTTGATGTACTTTATCTAGCATCCTAAAGATTTGAAAACCTTCTAAACCTGATGACTGACGGAGTTGTTTTAGAATTTTGTATACCCAAACTTCTAACTTTTCTGCTTCTGGTCTTTCTGACCGCATAATTGCTTTATAAATGCCAAGTTCAGATATGATTGACATGTTTTGTTCTCCACCAAGGGTGTTCATTAAGTGAGTATCCTTTTGTACTTTAGAAAGCATTCGGAGCATATTACTTGTCCTTGTGTATCCCAGCGCATCTGACACATCCTTGGCCACTGCCCACCATTCTTCTTTATACCATACAAAACGTATTTCATAATCGAGCCATTTTTCTGTTTTGATGTCCACTATGTTTTCCTCCTCTCATTTTTCAAACATTGCAACCATCAAATGAAAAGGTTGCATCCTTTTTCTTGGATATGCACACTTTTGGATGCATACTTTTCGTTCTAATTCATGGGTTTTCTTGGGGTTTGTTTGTTTTAGAAAAGTATTTGAGTTGCGTTTCGGAACGTTTCTAATAACTCTCGTATAACGCTCTAAAACGACTGATTCCCCCTAGTTAAACCAATGTAGTACTACAAGCAAACGATTGGAGTACTGCATTGAATTACTCCGCTAATTGTTAGGCTTTGCAAGGCTCTAATACCTTACGTTTCCTTACTGTCGTGTTCCGTTTGGGAAGTGAATTGATTTCCGTTTTGGAACGTTGCAACCTTAACTTTTCTTAACATGGTCATTGGAATGAAATTCTTAATTTATGTGAGCTTTTGTAGCCTTTCAAAAGGAACGTTGTTTGTTTCGTAACGTTACCATTCATCGAACCGGTACATTTCTTCTAACTTCTCATAATCTCGATGTGCTAGTGACGCTGCCAATTTCAAATATTTTTCCTGGTATTCCGTATTAGGAAAGTATTCGATCAATTCAGCGCACCGACAAATAGCTACATTGCCTATCCAATTTTCTTTTGCCGCAACTCTTCTAACGGTTTGATAAGGTACCTCAAAAAGCTTGGAAATATCCTTTAACGATGTACGGCTATTCAGCTGAGAACGTGCATAATATTCTCTCATCCAATCCCAATCATATTTAATATTCGAAATAAGGCTGCACCCCCACTAAAAAGGCCATAATTGCCTAATACAAAATTTTTCGTACTGCATACAGTTCTTCTAACAAATAGTTTTAAAGCACTGTCACCGTCAAAAACAGACTTATGTCGATACTTTAACCAAATCATCAACCTTGGAGGTTATTATGAACGAAATTTTATCAATTTCATTAAACAAAAAAGCAATACAAGAAATACTGCAAACAGAAATCCAAAAGCGCTTGGCCGAACTTAAAACTGACTCTGTTTTCTGAGATCTTAAGGAATTGTGTCGCCGTTCTAATATGAGTATTCCATTTATCAAAGAACACTTTTTCTACAATGAGGACTTCCCTAAATACAAAGTTGGTACTAAGTGGCTCATGCCAGCTAAAGAAACCGAGAAATATCTACTAAATTGGTTGAAACAACAACCGAGATCCTAATATTGTGTTAGCCGTCATTGCCAACTTATATCTGTATGATGTTAACAAATGTCAACATCACCAATGTAATAAGTTCAAGTTTTATCAAGTTTAAATTAATAAGTAGTGTCTAGTTACTATTCTTTCGCTGTACACCAGTTACCCCTTCAATGCTGCTCGAACATGATAATAAAGATGGTTGTATATCCAGTTACCACTTAATTGTCGATCATTCAAAAAGGTTGTAGAGAAACAGTATCGCGCTTCAAATGTTTTGATTCGTGCGAGTAAAGCTTTGGCATTTTACTGGCTTCTGTAGTTACCATGCACCAAGTCCGAGTAACTACCTTCAACCAAAAGCGTAAAGTTTGATTTTTGAGATCGAATCAACTCATGTTCGAACCGTTCCTCTTTGATGCTACTGGCTAATTCGTCGATGCTGTTCTTACGTTCCACAGTGAATGGAAAGTAGGTGTCTCGGTATATACCCAACTCAAAATTCTGAGGAAGCATTGCGCTGTAATCACCTGTATCTAGCTTTATTGCTGTATATGGGATATTATTAACTTGAAAAAAGTTTGTAATGTGCTGATTCACTTGCTCCCTCGTATCAATGACTATCACCATTGACGAGAGGAGCTTTTTTAGTTCCGTGTCTGTATATTTGAATTTAGTGATCATTATTGTTCACCTTCATTGCCTTGATACTTGGTAAATTTATAGCCCATGCTAAAGCCCTGTAGAAATGCTCCTACTTCCGCTTCTTTCACATGTTTCACCATGAGTTCAACTAATTTATCGTTCTCTTCATGACTTAAAGGCAAAGCTTTTAAGAATGCACTTAATTCGTTCGCTGTCTGTATAAAAACCTCTGTACGTTCAATTTGAATACATACGTTTTCTAAATCAGGAAAATTTATTACGTCTCCCATGTTCCTATCACCCTTTCTATCATCGTTAAATAGTCTTAGAAGTAGTTTTCGCTTTCATTCTTATCGCTTATCAAAATTAATGCTAAAACACTTCTACGAGTTTGCTATACACCTTTACACATACTTTACCTACTCATTGCTGTAGAACCTTGCTTTTTCCTCTCATTCAACATGTTCAATATATGGCTACTAAGCTTATTAGGAATTTCCTCAAGCTGTGCAGTCTCTTGCAATGCTGTCATGATTGAATCGTAATCAGAATATACAAGCCACCCAGGGATTTCTTTATAGACTTGCTCGTCCACATTATCGAATGTGAATTGTATTGCTTTTTCAATACTTACAATTTGCTCATTTCGAGAAAGAGACTGACCGACGACTGTTTTTTCTTTTTTCTTTTCTTCTTTTTCTCTATCTACGCTATTAGTAATACTAGGGGCGTGTAAAGATTGTCTGTCTGTCTTTTCTGTTCTAAAATCTTTTGAAGTAATCTTTGTAGTATTATCTGAAGTAATATCTTGTAGTAATCTATGGTTATTGGTGTGCTCAATTTGAACAGTCTGATTGCTCATTATTAGCAACTCGTCTGCTCGTTCTGAACAACTGGTTTGCTCATCTTGAATACATGGATTGCTCATTTTGAGCAAATCGTCTGTGCAATTTGAGCAAGTCGATTGCTCATTTTGAGCAGTCATGATATTTGTTAGATTTTCGTAATTAATCCGATACCATTTTGTTTTATCAATACCCATTTTGTTATATTCACTCGTACTGACTAATAAATCTTGTTTTTCCAAACTACTGATTACTCTGCGAATAGTAGCATTAGACCAAAATGGCAACTCATGTTGCCACTCTAAATACGTCTTATATACCCAGACAAAACCGTCACGTACATTCTTCGACCTTTGCTTCCAATAGTGAAGTTGATTCAAAAAGACGGCTTCATTCAAACCGATTATTTTAGCTAAAACAGGTGAAAAACCTAAAAATGTTCCTTCTACTAGCCGTTCTTCAATTCCCAAAACTATTCACCCCGATTCTTAGAAGCTGTCATAAAACACACCCCCTACCTTTGTTATTATTGAGGTTAAAAAATCGTTTCTGCAGCACCTCTCATTGCATTGATAATTTTCAGATGAGTAGCTATATAAAGCTCTTTATCCTGTAAGTAAGATGCCAGCTCAGCTTTTGTTCGTGCGATACGATAGCCCGAGTGATAACGGTTCTTTTTACTTACCACAGGCATACCTTTTGACCGTAAATCAAAAATAATCTGGTGAAAATAGCGGCGATCTTTAATCATTAATCGTTCCATAATTTGTGAACCTGTTAAACTTTCTGTATCCCCTAAACCTTCTAAAATGCGATAGACACGTAATTCGTCGTTAGTTAGATTTTCATACATTTCGCTTAACCTCCATTCTTTAATAACTATTCCCGTACACACGTCCGCCAAGACTTTTTATATTTGTTTTATCACCAAGAATTCGTGATTTCACTTATTACTTCAAAAGCTTGTCTATACGGCCACCAGCGCTTACGGTTCTTCTTAATCTCAATAGCTCGCATACGCACATCACAAGTAATTACATCCTCTAACCACCGCTTCGACATACAAGTTAGCTCAGCCATTTTATCCAAATCTATCAGCCACAGAGTCTCTCTAATTTCCTCGTCAAGTCGCTTTTCGATGTACTGACGAACTGCTGTTTTATCGATGTTCACTTCAATTTGTGCTGGTAACAATTAAACAACCTCCTTTGGAATTACAATTAAATCATTTGGAGTACATTTAAAATAATTACAAAGTAAAGTAATTGTTTTCATATCCATACGAGTAGTTTTTTCATGATAAATGCTAGCAATTGTATTTCGTGATATTCCTGTTGCCCCTGAAAGTTGTGTAATATTTATGTGTTTCTGAGCCATTAACAAACGCAAGTTATTTTTCATCCATACCCCTCCTTTGATCTCTGAAATAAAATGACAACCAAACTAAACATTTTAACAACACGCGAAACACCTAGTAATCAAAACGATAACTTTCCTTGTCATTATGCTTTTAACGAATTTTACCATACGAATTATAAATATACAAGTTTGATTGTCGAATAGATAAGTTAACTTGTCATTTTGCTGAATCATTGATATATTTTTATTAAGAAAGGTGGTTATATAAATGATAAGAAACCGTTTAGCTGCTTTAATGGGGGAAAGGGGATTAAAAATAACGCGGGTAGCGAAAGATACTGGAATATCAAGAAACACAATTACTTCGATCGCTCAAAATGATAGTGAAATGATACGTATGGAAACTATAAATACCTTATGTAAATACCTCGGTGTTACTCCTTGTGAATTTTATGAATACGAACCTATTGATATAGATTTTTCTGTTTTTCTTAATAGCTTTAATTACTATTTAGAAACTGAATTTATCTACTCTTATATTAGTGTCAGTGGTATAGATATTGAGGTAATTTTGGATGTAGATAAATCGCCTCAAAAACAAAGTATCGATTTAAAATGTTCGCTGGTTATGTCTAAAAAATTTGCATTAGAAGAACCAGATACACCTATTCAAATTAAAATCGATTTCGAAAACGATTCAGAGAAAAATAGTTTTATTTACGAGACTTATAACAAAATAAATAGTTCATTCCGCCAAGACATTTATAAAAAATTTACTGATGTCTTAGAAAGTGAACTGAAAGAAAAAGTATTGCAAGAATTGGGCAACACTGCATTCGACATTAATCAAAAACAATTTCTTGAAAAAGGTATAAAGAACAATTTTAGTATTGAATTACTTTCTGATGTGTTTAAAAAGTTTTAACATCATTTGTAAAAACAATCAATAAAATCACTCACCTATTCCTGTACACACGCCGCCAAGCATGAAAGGAATGGACAAGGTGAAACTATATAAATCAGCAAAAGAACCTGAAATATATCACTATTTCAATGCAAACGGTAAAAAACTATGGATGTTTCGACATAAGTATTATGACGCTACTGGGAAGCGAAAAGAGAAGAAGAAAAGTGGCTTTAAAACAGAAAAAGCAGCATTGAAAGCCCTTCTGGAAGTGAAGGCTGCAACGCTGCGTGGTGAAAAAAGGTATGTAGAAAATGACCAAATGACTGTTGGTGAATGGCTAGACACTTGGTATGAAACGAATAAAGGTAAATGGAAAAAAGGGACACAGGTTCAACGAGAAATCATTGTACGTGTTCACTTAAAGCCTCTACTCGGCCATTACAAGCTACAAAAATTAGACAAGCAAACATATCAAAGAATGTTTATCAATTCACTTGTTGGCGAATACCAGGCTAGTACAATACGGGCATGGCATACCATTTTTAAAATTGCTGTTAATGCTGCAGTTGAAGAAGAAATACTCAATCGTAACCGCTTCACGAAAGTAACAATTCCGACAGAGAGCCAAAAGAAAAAGGAAGCCGCTAACTTCCTTACTCCTACTGAGTTGGTCACTTTTTTAGAGAATGCCAAACAGCATGAAAATATTACCCACTACACTTTTTTCCTAACGATCGCTTATACAGGTATCCGCCGCGGCGAAGCATTAGGATTGCAGTGGAAGAATATAGACTTTCAAAACAACACTATTACTATTGAACGTACTAGGGATGTTATTGGCATCCACACACCAAAAACAACGAATAGCTATAGAACTATTTTAGTGGATGAAGCGATTATGAAGCAACTCGAAACTTATTTAAAGTGGTGTAAAATAGCGTTATTTAAAAATGGCCGTAAATTACAAGATGACTTATCAAAAGATGATTCATTTGTCTTCATATTTGAACATGCTGCGGATCCGATTGCTCCGACAAGTCCTATTTATGCATTCAAAAAAATTTTAGATCGGACTGGATTGCCAAAAACAACGATACATGGTTTAAGGCATACACATTGCACCATCTTGTTAAATCGTGGGCTCAATGTGAAAGTTATTGCTGAGAGATTAGGCAATACACCTAAAATGATTATGGATGTATATGGTCATGTTCTAAAGGAATTAGAAGCAGAGTCTGTTTCGTTATTTAGCCAAACTTTACAGGCTAGTGGGGCTAAAACTGGGGCTAATCAATAA